AGAAACGGCCGGACAAGCGGCGATGCTGATTGATCAGATTGATATCTTAAAGAAATCAACCGAGGGGGCCGGGCGGGAAATAGCTTTAGGTTTACTTCCATGGCTCAATGAAACTGTCGAAGCCATGACACTTGCAAAAAATGAGGCGGGTGGTTTCGCCGCCGCGATGGTGTTACTTGGCGGGGTAGCTGACGCACTATTCAGTAAATCATTAGACCAGAAAATAAAAGAGCGTAAAAAGTTTCTTAAAGCAATCGAAGAGGGCGGTAAATCTTGGATTGATTTAGATGGTAAGGACCACGAGAAAAACTTGAAACGTATAAAAGCAGACATTGCCGAGCTTGAGGCCCAAAAAGCCAAAATTGAAAATGCAGAAAAAGCCCGTGCTGAAGCGGCATTAAAAAAATTACGAGAGGAGCGCGAGGAACGGCGAAAGAATACGGAGCAGATAAGAGAACAATCTCGAATAAAGATCGAAGCCGCCGCTGCTGAAAAGAAATCTGAGGCCGAAGCCGCCGCCGCGAAGAAGAAGGAAGCCGCTGAGTTAGATGATTTTTTAGCACGAGAAGAGGAAGCGACCAGTGCAATCGATGATCAAATAATTGCTCTCCAAGACCAACTAGATACCTATAATATATCTGCAAAAGAAATTTCTCTCCATACTCTCGCTATGCAGGGTGCGACAAAAGAACAACTGGCATCAGCCGCCGCCATTTGGGATGGTATCGAAGCCCTTGAAAAACAGGGTGAAACAATAGACGAAGTTGCCGCAAAGTCAGAAGACAAATGGGCTGAAATGACGGATGCAATCGAAGGATGGGGGCAGGACAGCGCAGACGCCATTACCGATTTTGCGATGTCTGGTGAAACTTCTTTTTCAAACATGATCGACGCGATGATTGCAGACCTCATGCGGATGACAATTCAACAAGAATTAACCGGGCCATTATTTAAAGGGCTATCATCCGGGATATCTGATTTATTCAATCCAGTTGCAGGGGGGGCCAGTAACCAGATCATGGGCCCCCCAGTTTCATTATCAGCGAAAGGAAATGCTTTTTCGATGGGTAATGTAATACCATTTGCTAATGGCGGGATTGTAAACCGCCCGACACTCTTTCCGATGGCACAAGGGGCGGGGTTAATGGGCGAAGCTGGGGATGAAGCCATACTCCCTTTAAAAAGGGGTAAGGGTGGCAATTTGGGCGTTGCTTTTTCGGGTGGGGGGTGGATGGTTGTTAATATTTACAACTCAACCTCTGACAAAGTTGAGACTAAAGAAACCATGACAGCCGATGGGAGCCCGAGTTTAGCTATTATGATCGACCAAGCCGTAGCGAAAAAATTATCTACTTTTGGTTCTAGTAGTAATAAGGCCGTCCGTCAGACTTTCGGCGCCCGGCCTCAATTAACAGGACGATAATATGAGTGTCCCGACATGGCATGCGGATTTGCCGCAAGAATTGTTTTTAGCGGGTTACGCTGGTACATTCCCAGCAGTTACCATCAAGTCAGAAATGGACGCGGGCCCGGCTAAAGTCAGACGACGGTTTACAGCTGGAATTGAAACTCATGCTGGTACAATGATTATGACGGCAGCGCAATTTGCCACGTTCACCACGTTTTATAATACAACCATATTAGGGGGTTCTTTGCGGTTCAATTGGACAAAACCGCCCCTGCATTCGGTAGCATGTGAAATGAGATTCACAGAAACCCCGACTTATACAAAAGTTGAAAGTGAGTATGAATTCAGTATGACTTTGGAAATTTTACCATGACAACAACCAGTCTAAATTTTCGTGAAGCGGCATTCGCGCAGGAAACCGGGCGCTGTCCTATCGCGTTGATTACGCTTACGCATGAAGATCTTGATGATCCCATTAGGATCAGTACAGACCCGACTCAAGAGCTAACCGAATTAACCACAGACACTCAAAAAGTATATGGAACTGTTTCTGATGGATCAGACTATATATTTCTACCGGTACGACTAACTTTACCTAACGACACCGATGCCGGTCCGGGTGAAATGAAACTTGAGATTGATAACGTACATAGATCAATCACAGAATCAATCAGAACTATCCAGACTCCGGTAACATGCCAAGTCGATCTTGTTTTAGATAATGCGCTTGATACAGTTGATGCAAGTTGGCCTGAATTTAAACTGACAAATATAACGTATAATGCCACAGTAGTTTGTGGCACTTTAAAGCTTGAAATGCTCAACACTGAGCCTTTTCCCTCGGGCAGTTTTACACCGAACTATTTTCCTGGGCTTTTTTAATGTGGGCTGAAGATTATATAGGCATCCCTTTTAAAAATAACGGTACTGATCGAACTGGGCTTGATTGTTATCGATTAGCGGTTATGGTTTATCGGGATAGGTTAAATATTGATCTCCCATGTCTATCTGATGTTTTTATGGATGGGACAATGGCAACCCTGAAAAAAGCTGTCAAGTCAATAAGTGAAGTCAAAAAACTATGGACTGAAGTCAAAAAACCGCGTCCATTAGATGTGATTTTAATCAGGACTGGAAATCTTACATACCATATCGGGATTGTTATTAATCGTTGCCAGATGCTTCATGTGATGGAAGGGATTAATTCAACAATTGAAGAATTTACCGGGTTGCAATGGAGAAAAAAGATTGAAGGATTTTACAGATACCCCGAATAGAGAAATTGTTATCAGCCCGATAGCGATGAAAGCACCCAAAGTGGCGCAAGTGCCAGCGGGTATCTCGGTTAATGAAATAGTTACATTTTTACATCCCGGCGCTGATGTCATTGTTGAGATTGATGGCGTTCCAATTCATAAAGACGATTGGCATATTGTCCCCTCAGTTGAATCTCACGTCTTAATCTTTGCCCCGGTCTACGGGGGTGAAGGTAAAAACCCACTTCGCATAATTCTATCGATTGTTGTTGTTGTCGTCGCTGCGATTTTTACCGGTCCATACGGGGGTGCCCTGGCTGGAAAATTAGGTGTTGGCGTTGGGGTTGGTCGGGCGATTGTCGGTACTGCGATTATGACAGCCGGTATGATGCTGGTTGATGCAATCGCTCCCGTAAAAATGCTTGATTCAGGGAGTTCCAGTTATGATGATTCGCCGACTTACTCATTATCTGGAGGTAGTAACAGGGCTAACCCCTGGGGGTCGGTGCCGGTTAATCTCGGGTTCGGTAGAGTCTACCCGCCATTCGGAGCAAAATCTTACACCGAAATAGTCGGGAACGATGAATATTTAAGAATGTTTTTTATTTGGGGTTACGGTCCCCAGAGTATTGAGGACATTAAGATAGGCGACACCCTGATAACTTCTTATGAAGATGTTGAAATCGAAACCAGAGAGGGGTGGTCAACTGATGAAGCCGTAACCCTGTTTCCTTCGCAAGTGGACCAGGTGGCCGTTAATGTCATTTTGACGGTTGCTGATGGCATGGTCATAAGGACAGCAACTCCCAATGTTGATGAATTAGCGGTTGATGTAGTTTTTCCGACGGGGTTAGTCGGATTTGCTTCTGACGGCGATCATTTAGAAAGATATGTAGAAATAGATATTGAGTATCGTGAGGTCGGGGCTGGGTCATGGACTTCAGTTCCGTTAACTAGAGGCCTTTCAGTTGTTGGCACGACCATTGCAGCCGAAGATTTTCCATCCGGGACCGGTACTTTCAGTGTTTATGCGTCTAATCCAGGTGCAACAATTACAGTCCTTAATGGGTCTTCTGCTGTTTCTGGAAGCTACATAATAGGCAATTTTGACTATACTGCCGGGGTTCTGTCAGCCGTTACGGATTTATCACCGGCCGGATGCACTGGATTAGTTGTTTCTGACAGTTCGGTTTTCATTTGGGATGCTTATTCATATCAAATTAGCATCACTGGTGGTACTGCTGGTACAGTTGCCGCAAATTACCATGAATTTAGAGACAAAACAACCTCCGCTGTGAGGCGCGGGTTTAATTGGCCTGTTGATAACACAAAAGAATATGAGATCGGGTTAACTCGAGTTACCGCAGACGCTACAGAAGACACCATTGTTGACGAGGTTTATTGGGCAAATCTAAAAAGTATAACCGCCGATAACCCGATTGAATTTCCGCACCCATTAGCTGTAACAGCAATGCGAATAAAAGCAACTGATCAACTACAAAATACAGTTGATACGGTCAATGCAATTGTTAAATCTTATGCCCCGATTTGGGATGATACCGGAGAGGAATGGGGAGTTGGTGAAGCAAGCTATGTGAAAACTAATAACCCTGCCGCGTTATTACGCTGGGTTTTAATGCACAACGGTAATGCTAGAGCCCGGACAGCGGGTCAGATAGATGATTCCGAATTGGGGACGTGGTACGAATTTTGCGTTGAGAACACCTATGCTTATAATATGTATCGGGATTATAAAACCTCAGTCTGGGAAGCCTGCGAAGATATTTGTGTCGCGGGCCGAGCCTCACCGACAATCAATGATGGCTTATGGGCGGCCATGGCTGATACTGGAGAGCAAACTTTAGTTCAGCATATTACCCCCCGCAACTCCTGGGGGTTTAGTTCAGAAAAAACTCTCTACACCCCACCCCATGCTTTCCGCATCCGGTTTATTAATGAGGATAATGATTATTTATGGGATGAGCGCATAGTTTACGATGACGATTACACCTCCGCAAACGCCACACTTTTTGAAGCTTTAGAGTTTCCAGGGGTTACAGATCCCGAGTTGATCTGGAAGTTTGGCCGGTTCCACATGGCCCAAGCTCAACTTCGGCCTGAAACTTATTCTGTTTATATGGATTTCGAGCATCTGGTTTGCCGGCGGGGAAGTAAAATTCGAGTCTCGCACGACATACCGATGTGGGGGTCAGCTTGGGGTAGGGTGAAATCGTTAACTATCGATGAAGGGAATATTACCCACATCACACTTGACGAAACCGTAACCATGGAAACCGGCGTTAGTTATGCTTGTAGATTCAGGCTTGCAACCGGGTCAACTCTGGTTATCTCGATCACGCTTGATATCGGAGATACGGCAATCTTAGAGCTTGCCACTCCAGTCGCTACAGCTCTAGGTCCAGCAGTCGGCGATCTTGCAATGTTTGGGGTCTCTGGTAGTGAGACAACAGAACTACTTGTGCACTCAATCACTCGAGCTAGTGAATACACTGCACAGATTTTTATGGTTGATGTCTCACCGGCAATCTATACCGCCGACACTGGAGAGATCCCAGCTTTTGACCCGAACATAACCGCGTCGGCGGTAAATAACACCCCCCCTGATACGCCAGTTATTATCGGTACGGAATCAGGGGAAGCCGCATTAGAGACACAGCAGGGTGCCATAACTTATCGGATACTGGTTTATTTGGCTCCACCCACCGGAGAAGTTCGGGTAGCATATAACCAGGTAAGATACCGGCTGGAAGACGAGATTGCTTGGAATTATGCTCCCAGTACTGAATCATCAACTATCCCGATTACTCCGGTTATCAATTTGGAAGATTACGAAGTTCAGGCCCAAGCCGTTTCGATATATGGGATACCTTCCGCGTGGACTGATACCACAGAGGTAGCGGTTACTGGAAATATTACTGACTTTTTACATCTTGGAACAATCGACTTTACAGCAGAAGGGCTTGCTGGATATGATGGAATCGGGCTTAGTCGTTATGCGTTGTACGGAATAGCAAGTGGCACAGCAAAATTTTTGTTGGTGGCAAATGATTTTGATTATCCGGATACCTGGGGGGAATGTTTCGGCGGTGATTTTAGAGTCGGCGAGGATGTAAGCGCAACCGGTATTGCAGATACCACTAAGACCTCTTTTGTTTTTGATTCAACTGATTCGACAATGGTGCTTAATAATGCCAGCTTGATCTTTCGTGATTCGACTCATTTTGTTGGCATCAATGCAACTGGTATCTCAGGCGGGATTAGTAGCGGGGCGTTTACTTTTCATCTAAGTAACGTAGCTAGTACGCCTTCTGGCTGGACTAATGCACTTGTTAAAGGCGAGTTTAGAATCGGCTCAGATGTAAGGGCTTTGGCGACTACTGATTTTAGATTTTTGCCTGGGGTTGGTAATGGTCTGAGCCTTGATGGGAATCTCAGTATCGGGACTGATGGGTATATCCGTATCGGTGGCACAGGAATCCAAAACACCGGATATGTAAGTGAAAATGCAATCGCTTTTTATGGGGCGACTTCTGGGGTCGTTAATATTTTAATGGGAACCGGGGGATTAACTGGACACCCGTGGTTACCCAGTTCAAGCTTACGTATTGGGGATAATGTTCAAGGCACAGGGGCAGCCGTCCCAACAACTGCTCAATCACCTAACCTTTTTAGTTATGATGTCACTAATGGTTTGGTTGTTAGGATTGCTGGTAAAGATCTAGCTTTTGAGGGTAATTTAGATACTGTACTTTATCAAGATCAAGATATTAGCGCGGCTAGATGGGTTTTTCATGATGGGTATGATCCAGCTGGTTATGCAGGGA